GAAAACAATGGGGAATTACAGGCCGGAATATGACCCGATTATAGACATTTATTCCGGCTTGAGGGAGCAATACGAGCGCCTTTCGAGAGAATATGAAAACGGAAAATCATTTAAGTATTCAACAAAAACAGCGGATGGTGGAGAAAAGAAGTCTCCGCTTTCGCTCACAATGGAGGCTCTAAGAAAAGACATCCTGCAATATTCTGACAGACTGATGTTAAACCCAAAATCACAGGTAGACAATGGTAAGCAAAAAAAGCAAAAGAAATCCATACTTGCGGAGGCAATAAAAGGTGAAGGATAAACGCTACCCAAACGAAGATATTGTTATGGGATATGCGCTAAGTGTTGTTTCGGGGAATAAAATTGCCTGCCGAGAGTTGAAGCAAGTCTGCCAGAGGTTTTTAAATGATTTAAAAAATGACAATTACGATTTTTGCCCGTCTGATGCCGAATTTGTAATCAGAATTATTGAAAAAACTTTTGTCCATGCGCAGGGAGAGCGGTTAGACGGCACGCCTCTTAGAGGAACACCGTTTCTTCTGGAACCTTTTCATAAATTCCAGATATACAACATGCTCGGATTCTTTCACAAAGGGACAAAGAACAGGAGATTTAAAGAGGCGCTTATCTATATCCCGCGTAAGAACATCAAAACATCTTTTGCGGCGGCTCTGGCCTGGGCGCTCGGAATACTCCAGAGGAAAAGCGGAAGCAAAGTATACATTGTTGCGGCTGCATTGAAACAATCTTTGGAATCTTTCAATTTTATCAACTTCAATTTAGAGCAGATGGGTGAGAAAGAAAATTTCCGAGTAATCGATAACAATCAGGAGCACAGCATCCAGGGGGATTTAGGCGACGGCTCCATTTTTATACAGGCACTGGCTGCAAATCCGGATCGGCAGGATTCGCTTAACTGCAATATAGCTATCGCAGATGAGATGCACGCCTACAAGACTCCGAAGCAATACAACATCATCAAAGAGGCCATGAAAGCCTATACCAATAAACTGATGATCGGAATCACGACCGCCGGAGACAATATGAATTCTTTTTGTTACCGGCGGCTGCAATATTGCAAGAAAATTCTTGATGGCACCGCTATAGATGAACAATATTTTGTATTTATCTGTAAGGCAGATGAGGACGAAAACGGAAATGTAGATTACACAAATCCGACTATCCACGAAATGGCGAACCCGGCTTATGGGGTTTCTATTCGACCGGCGGACATTATGAACGACGCGATTCAGGCGCAAAACGATCCCCAACAAAGGAAAGACTTTTTTGCGAAGAGTTTGAACGTGTATACGTCGGCGGTCAGAGCGTACTTTAATTTGGATGAGTTTCAAGCTAGCGATAGCCAATATAACTGGTCTATGGAAGAATTGGCTAAGTTGCCTATCAGCTGGTATGGCGGAGCGGATTTATCTAAGATGCATGACCTAACAGCGGCCGCCTTATATGGAACGTTGAAAGGGTATAAAAAGCCGAATGGAGAAACGGCGGACGTTGACATCATTATTTCTCATGCGTGGTTCCCGGTGGTGGCCGCGCATCAAAAAGCGGATGAAGATGGAATACCTTTATTTGGCTGGAAGGATGATGGGTGGCTTGATCTCTGCAACAGTCCAACAGTAAACCATGCGGATGTGGTGAACTGGTTCGTTAGACTCCGAAAGCTGGGCTTTAAAATCAAGCAGGTGGGCCATGACCGTAAATTCTGCCGAGAATATTTTATCGGCATGAAAGGGGCTGGCTTTAACGTCGTGGACCAGCCGCAATATTACTACAAAAAGTCTGAAGGATTCCGGAGAATTGAACAGAAAGCGAAAAACGGGGAGCTTTACTATATGCACTCGGATGCTTTTGAGTACTGTGTTCAAAACGTGAGCGCCATTGAAAAGACAGACGATATGGTCCAGTACGAAAAAGTTTACCCGGAGCAAAGAATTGATATATTTGACGCATCTGTATTTGCTTGCATCCGAAACCTGGAGGCTTTAGAGAAGAGCGGTACCGCAAAATCGTGGTGGGGTGAGGAATGAAAACCAAACAAAAAAATATCAAGCTCCGCGCTATGGACAAGAGCACCACCTGGCTGTGCAGCCCAGAAGCCTACGAGACACTTTGCGTTCAAGGGTATACAAAACTATCGAACAGCCCGGAAATCATGATGGCGGTTGGGAAAATCGCTGATTTAGTTTCCAGCATGACAATCCACCTGATGGCAAATACATCAAACGGGGACGTTCGCATCAAAAACGAGTTGTCGAGGAAGATAGACATAAATCCCAACCGCTTTATGACACGGAAAAGCCTAATGTATACCATCGTCAGAACAATGCTCTTGGATGGAGATGGAAATGCTTTTGTGTATCCAAGGACGAGAGACGGATATTTGGAAGATTTAATTCCGATAAAGCCGAGTGCCGTGTCTATCACACAAACAAAAGATTTTGGCTATCTCGTCCAAATTAGCGGCGTTGAGTACGACCCAGACAATGTTCTCCATTTTGTATCCAACCCAGACCCGGAAAATCCGTGGAGAGGACAGGGCTATCGGGCGGTGCTAAAAGACGTGGCTCACAACTTGAAACAAGCGGCAGCGACTGAGCGCGGATTTATGGAAAGCAAATGGAAACCATCTCTTGTTGTTAAAGTGGATGCGTTAGCGGACGAGTTTTCAAGCCCAAAAGGCAGAAAAAGGCTGCTGGAAGAATACATATCCACAGATGGAAGCGGAGAGCCGTGGATCATTCCTTCGGGTTTTATGGAAGTGGAACAAGTGAAGCCGCTATCTTTAACTGACTTGGCTTTATCGGACAGTGTAACGCTGGATAAAAAAACCGTAGCCTCAATTCTTGGCGTTCCGCCTTATGTCGTAGGGGCCGGAGAATTTGATAAAGACGAATGGAACAATTTTATCAACGCCACGATCATGCCAATCGCACAAAGCATACAGCAGGAAATGACGCGGAAACTTCTTCTATCTCCTGATTGGTATTTCAAATTAAATTCTAGGGCTTTGTATTCTTACGATTTGAACGAGCTGGCGCAGGTTGGCGACGACCAATTCGTAAGGGGCATCATGACTGGGAATGAGGTAAGAGATTGGATTGGTTTAAACCCCAAAGAAGGTTTGGATGAATTAGTCATCCTTGAAAATTATATCCCAAGGGGCATGATCGCCGACCAAAAGAAATTAATGGGAGGTGCAGAAAGTGGAGAGAACTGAAAGGCAAATGCGATCAGTACCATCAAAGTTTGAAACCAGAGAAGAAAATGATGAACTTTACATTGAAGGTTATTTTTCTGTTTTTGGAAGTATTTATGATCTTTGGCCGGGGGCTACTGAGAGCGTAGCGCCAGGAGCGTTTGCAAATACTCTAGGTAATGATGTTCGCGCCTTGATAGACCATGAAACAAGGCTTGTGTTGGGTCGAAGTAAAGCAGGGACACTGGAATTGCGCGAAGATTCACACGGTTTATGGGGGAAGATTCGTATCAATCCGAACGACACGGATGCTATGAACCTATATAACCGCGTGAAGCGCGGGGATGTGGATCAGTGTAGCTTCGGATTCAACATTGTCAAGGAGGATACCGAAATCCGAGAGGACGGGTCTGTGCATTGGACTATTAGGGAGGTCGAACTGTTTGAAGTTTCGGTAGTCACTTTCCCAGCTTACGAAGAAACCGCCGTTTCAGCGAGAAAGAAGGAATATCAGGAGATGGAACGACGGAAAACGGAAGCGTGGAAAGCAAAAATGAATGAAAGACTGAAAGGAGCACGACATGGCACTTAAAGTGTTAATGCTGAGAAAGAAAATCAGCGAGAAAAAAGAGGCTTTGAACGAACTGCGAAAGGCAGCGGAAAGTTTTGAAACTCGGGAAGCGGAGCTTGAGCAGGCCATTGCCGAGGCAGAGACCGATGAGCAGAAAGCGGTTGTGGAAGAGGCTGTGGATAACTTTGAGGCTGAGAAGCAAAAAAACCGGGACGATCAAAGTGCACTACAGGCTGAAATTGAGGCCGCCGAAAATGAAATCAGAGAAATCGAAGAAAACGCACCTAAGGCAGATCCGAAGGAGCAGCGAAAGGAGATTAAGAAATTGGAAACCAGAATGAAGTTTTTCGGCATGAACAATCAGGAGCGGGATGCATTTTTTGGCAACCAAGATGTCAAGGATTTTTTGGAGCGCACCCGCGAACTGGGTAAACAGAAGCGGGCAATCACCGGGGCAGAGCTTCTGATTCCAACGGTAGTTCTGGAATTAGTGAAGGAAAGCGCTCTAAAGTACAGCAAGCTCATGAAGCATGTTAATGTGCGCAACGTCCCAGGAAAGGCCCGCCAGAACATTATGGGCTCTATTCCTGAAGCTGTGTGGACTGAAATGTGCGCCACCCTTAACGAGCTTAGTTTGTCCTTTAGCTCTGTCGAAGTAGACGGATATAAAGTTGGTGGATATATCGCTGTGTGCAATGCTACCCTGGAGGATTCCGACATTGCACTTGCCAGTGAAATTATCTCCGCTCTCGGTCAGGCTATTGGCTATGCGCTGGACAAGGCTATTTTGTATGGAACTGGAACTAAGATGCCGCTTGGCATTGTGACCCGTCTTGCCCAGACCACGAAGCCCACTGGTTATCCTGCCACCAGCCGTCCCTGGGCGGACCTACATACCACCAATATTCAGACGATCACCGCCGCTAACAGCACTGGCGTGAAACTGTTCCAAAATGTTCTGAAAGGTTCCGGAGCGGCAAAGAACAAGTACACTTCCGGAGCAAAGTTTTGGGCCATGAACGAGACTACATACACGACCATGATGTCCGAGGCCCTGACCATCAACGCATCCGGCGCTGTGGTCACCGGAATGAGCCAGACCATGCCTATTCTCGGTGGTGCTATTGAGATTCTGGACTTTATTCCGGATAACAATATTATTGGCGGCTATGGTGATTTGTACCTGCTGGCCGAGCGGGCTGGGACTACCATTGCACAGAGCGAGCATGTACGGTTCATTGAAGATCAAACGGTGTTCAAGGCCACCGCACGATATGACGGCCTCCCCGTTATCCCGGAGGGTTTTGTGGTGTTTGGCCTTAATGCAACTACGCCGACCACCAGTATGTCCTTTGCGGAGGATGTAGCAAACAAGGTAGAGGATGATGTGTGAACGGATGACAAGAGGAAATGAAAAATACTTTACAGCTATTAAAGCTTGACCTCCAAAGAAATGGAATTGAACTTGGAGACGACGAGTATTTAAACACCCTCCTTTTGGCCGCAAAGCAACATTTATCCAGACAGGGTATTGAGACTGTCCCCGACTACGACTATACAATGGCCGTAGTCGGGACAGCAGCGTGGATGTACCGCAAACGAATTACTGGAGAAGCAGAACCCGCATATCTCCGGCAAATGCGCCATGACATCCTAGCCTCGCAGAAAATGAAGGTGGAAGAAGATGCTTGATTCCGGATTGTGCAAGATTTGCTCTGTAGAGTGGGATGATACAAAGATACCAAAAACTAGGATTTTGGTCACAAAGGTTGAAACTTGCTTTGAAGAGCGGACTGTCGGCATAAACAGGAACTATGAGGCCGCCAGAAACGGGCAACACGCAGATCGCTTAATCCGTATATGGAGGACACCGGAAAAAATCAAGGTAAATGATATTTGCCTGATCGATGGAGTAGAGCACCATGTTATACAGGTACAGTACACCACAGACGGTAATGGGCTTTTAGTAACCGACCTAACTTTGGAGGAAAACGATGGCCATTAAGGTGGACGACCTACTGGAAGCGGTCGGCGGAGAGCTAAAAGAATTTGCGGATGAGATTACAGAGGGAGTAAAAGAAGATGTCGAAAAAACCGGCAAAGAGTGTCTTGCGCTAGTAAAGAACAAGTCGCCCAAACGAACTGGAGCCTATAAAAAAGGCTGGAGGCTTAAAAAATCAAAGCAAGCTAAAAACGCGCTCTTCGTTGTAGTTTATAACAAAGATCATTACCAACTAACCCATCTTCTGGAAAACGGGCACTTAAATAGAGACGGAAGCCGAACGGAAGGAAAACCGCATATCCGCCCAGCGGAAGAAGCGGCGGTTAAGGCGCTGGAACAGCGAGTGACACTTACTGTAAACGGCAGAGGCAGCCATGGAGGGAAGCTTTGATGAGCCTTGAAGATATCCAAAATATGCTAGATTCCACCGGGATAAGGTTTTCTTATCATCACTGGGAGAAGCCGCCCGGACTGCCTTATGGCGTGTTCCTTGACCCATATAGCAACAACTTTATGGCGGACAATCAGGTTTATAAAAGCATAAAACATATCCAAATCGAGTTGTATGCAGAGGGAAAAGATACCGCGGCCGAAGGGGCAATAGAGGCGGCTTTAAACGACCATGAAATGCCGTTTGAAAAAGAATTTTCATATATTCCGGAAGAGCGGCTGTATGAAACTATCTATGAAATTGAGGTGTAAATAAATGCCTGAAAACAAAGTAAAGTTCGGATTGAAAAATGTCCATTATGCAGTTCTGACACCCGGAGAAGATGGAGAGGTATCTTTTGGTACGCCCCAAAAAATCCCCGGGGCGGTCAATTTGTCGTTAGACGCACAGGGAGATCCAAGCACATTCTATGCCGATGATGTGGCTTATTATGTTACTGCCGCGAATGATGGATACAGCGGAACACTTGAGATCGCAAGGATTCCTGACAGTTTCAGAAAAGACGTACTCATGGAAACGGAAGATGAAACGTCAAAAGTCATGGTAGAGAATGTTAGCGCAGAACCCAAGTCATTTGCACTGCTTTTTGAGTTTAGCGGAGATCAAAAAGCGACCCGGCATGTCCTGTATAACTGCTCGGCAACCCGCCCTGGCATTTCTGGAGCGACAACGACCAACACAAAAGAACCGACAACCGAAAGTATGACAATTACAGCGTCTCCGCTTGAAAACGGGAATATTAAGGCAAAAACAACTGCAACGACCACTGAAAGCGTTTACAACGCATGGTACAGCTCCGTCTGGCAGCCGGGAGACGTTAGCGTATGACGAAAGAAATTGTAATTGATGGGAGAACGGTTGTATTTCGGGCTACTGCCGCTGTGCCGCGCCTTTACCGCATTAAGTTTCGCCGCGATATTATGCAAGACATGAAAGAAATCGACTCCGCCGTAAAATCGGCGGAGAACGGAGACGGAAACATTCCGATGAGGCTTTTGGAAGTTTTTGAAAATGTTGCGTTTATTATGGCGAAGCACGGAAACCCGGAGATGAAAGAAAGCTCACCGGAAGAGTGGCTGGATACATTCGATACCTTCTCTATTTACAGCATTTTCCCGGAATTAATGGATTTGTGGCGTGCGAATAACGAGTCTCTGGCAGATATCAAAAAAAAACTAGACCAACAGAGCGGGAGCTAACAACGGCACTGTTTCTTCTTCGGACTGCGCAACTAGGAATCCCAATCAGGGATCTTGAACTTCTGACTATTGGCATGGTTACGGACATGATGATTGAAGCCGGAAACGATCAATATAATTACGATTATCTACCAACCCAAGAGGATTTCGATTCTTTTTAGAGGTGTATCATGGCAAATAGAATCAGAGGAATAACAATCGAAATTGGCGGCGATACCACAAAGTTAGATAAGGCGCTGTCCGGGACCAACAAAAATATCAAGGATACCCAAACTGCACTAAAAGACGTAGAACGCCTTTTGAAAATGGACCCAGGGAATACCACTTTATTAGAGCAAAAGCAAAGGTTGTTGGCTCAATCGGTTGAGGCAACGGCTGAAAAGGTAAGGACCTTAAAGGAAGCCATGGCGGGCGCAGGGGAGGCATTGGAGCGTAACAATGCTTACGAAAAACTAAGTAATGATTTAGAGGACGCACAGAAGCGGGCCGAGGCAGCCGGAAATGCATTGTTGGAGATGCAAAACAAGCTGGACAAGCTCCAGCAGACTGACGGAGGAGGAAGTTCCGCGCAGATCAAAGAAACCACAGCTGAGATAGAGCGGCTTTCCAAGGTGGTTGATGATGCCGATGCAGAGGTACAAACTTTGAAACAGTCCTTGGAAGATATTGACGGACCGAGGATAGATCAAGGCCAGTATGACGCATTACAGCGGGAGCTAATTGAGTCCGAAAGAGCGGCAAAAGACGCAGAAAAGGCTTTTGAAGATTGCGCCAGTGGGCTAGACAAATTCAACCAAAAAGCCGGGAACGTATCTGAAACGGCTGGAAAAATTAGCAACGCATTTTCCCCCGTTACAAAGACGATTGGAGCTTTAGGTGCGGCGGCGGTGGCTACTGTTCCAGCGACCGAAGAGCTGAGAAGTGATCTTTCTAAATTGGATAACAATGCTCGAATGGCTGGAGTTGGGATTGATTCGGCTCGAGAAGCTTTTAAAAGTTTTGTGGTTGTAAGCGACGAGACAGACAGTAGTGTGGAAGCTGTTTCCAATCTGTTGCAGGCCGGCTTTACAGAAAGCAACCTTCAAAAAGCTGTAGAAAATCTCTCTGCCGCATATTTAGCATTCCCGGACACAATGAAAATAGAAAGTCTTGCAGACAGCCTGCAAGAGACGCTTGCAACCGGAGAGGCTACCGGGCAGTTTGCCGAACTGCTTGACCGACTTGGGATTGGAGCGGAAAACTTTTCGGATGGCCTGGCCAACTGCACAACAGAAGCGCAAAAACAGGATTATGCGCTATCGACCCTAGCTCACTCCGGGCTTTCTGCCACATATGAAGAATGGGTAAAGAATAACGAAGAACTGGTTAAGAATAAAGAAGCGAGTGCAGACCTTCAACAATCCTTGGCAGAACTCGCAGAAAGCGTTCAGCCGATTGTTACTAAAGTGACAGAGCTGGCAACAAAATTTTTAGACTGGTTTAATGATTTAGATGACGGAGCTAAAAATTTAATTATCACAATTGGTGCACTAGTTTTCGCCATTGGACCTGTCGCTGGTGCGATTCAGGGAATATCAAAAGTGTTACCTAATGCAGTTGGGCTATTAGATAAAATGGATCTCAAAACAGCCGGGGTTGTCGGTGGGCTTGTCCTTCTGGTTGATCTCGCGCTAAAAGTTGCTGATGCATGGAAGAATATGAGCACACTAGAAAAGGCTATATCTGTTTTAGGTATGCTTGCTGCGGCAGCCGCAGTTTTGGCGATTGCACTTAACGCGGTGAGCGGTCCTATCGGAATCGCACTTGTAGTTGCTGGTCTAGTCGGAGGGATTGCAGCGGTTTTGCTTGCTGTAAATTCGGCAAATTCTAAAGCCAAAACCGCAACAGGGAATGAATACAACGCCTATCCTGCGTATGCTAACGGCGGCGTGATTCCGCCGAATGACCCATACCTCGCCCTGGTAGGGGACAACAAGACGGAGAGGGAAATCATTGCCCCGGAATCTACTCTTAGGCAAATCTACCGGGAGGAAAACGGGAGTGGCGGCGGATACCGACCAGTCAGCGTGAACGCTATTATGCAGGTAGACGGCGTGACATTCGGGCGGCTGATGGTCCCGTATATCGATGACGAGACAGCCCGACGCGGAGTAAGCATTGTGAACAAGTAAGGAGGGCACAATGACTGGGATAGATATGGACGGAATCCACTACAACGTTAGGTGTAAGTTTGATACCCTTGACAGGTCTTTTCGGCTTGTCGAGGGGGTCAACGCCGGGGACATGCTTTCCGGGCGGCATGAGAGGGACTTAACTGGCACTTATTATGATTATTCGCTTTATGTAGAACCGGAACCTAAAGACAGAGCAGCCTACGACAGCTTTTATCAGGCAATTAGCGCCCCGATCAACAGCCATTCTATTACTCTTCCATATGGGCAGAGCACCATTACGTTTGATGCTATGGTGTCTGACGGAACGGACCGATATAAAGGGAAGGTGGCCGGAGAGCGGAGGTGGACTGGACTTCAAGTGAATTTTTCTGCAATCAAGCCGCAGAGAACACCATAACGGGGTGAATATATGTCCGCTGGTAACTATTTTGAATATGAAACTTGGACGTTCACACAGGATTTGGTAGAAAGCGGAAACCTATACCGCAGTCGGGACCTCTTATCCGCTTCGCTAGAAGTTGATACGTTAAATATAACGGTGGAGTGCAACGACCCGTCTATTGTTAATTTCCGTCGAAACGCAAAACTGACACGCTATTTTAATGGAGCGCAAGACGGGATCTTCTACGTCCAGAGCATCAAACGAGTCGCCCCTAAACTATACACCATTAGCGCAACGTCGAAAATCGGATTGCTTCAAAACGGCAGGCACATGGGAGGAATATACACAGGAGAAACCGCTGAACAAATAGTGAAAGATATTTGTGGTACGATCCCCGTATCTGTCAAGAGCAATATAAAAGATATCAAGTTATATGGGTGGCTCCCCATTGCCACACCGCGGGAAAACTTATCACAGGTTCTTTTTGCGACTGGGGCGACAGTTAAAGAAGATATGCTGGGAACTCTTCGTATAGAAGGGTTGTGGGACGGGATTTCTTCTACTGTTCCAGCTGACCGGATATATAATGACGCTACGGTTGAGTACGGATCTGAGGTATCAGGTGTGTCTGTGACAGAACACCAGTATGTAGAGGGGGGAGAGCCGGAATCTCTCTTTGAGGGTACGGCTTCTTACGGAGATGTTATTACGTTCTCAGAACCCCACTACGGCTTAGAAGCCACGGGATTTTCTATCTTAGAAAGTGGGGCAAACTACGCCAAGATCTCGTCTGGATCTGGTACGCTTCAAGGTCGGCCATATGTGCATAACACCCGGCAAATTACAAAGACAGTCAACGCAGAGGCTGATGAAAATATTAAAACGGTTTCCGACGCAACTTTGGTGTCTTTAGTTAATTCAAACGCCGTTGCAGAGCGGATGGTGAGCTATTACAAATGTACAGAGGTTATTAGCGCCCCTACGACATATGGAGCAGAGCGGACCGGGGACCGCTTGAGCGTCTACCACCCGTTTGATCACAGCTTTTCTGCCGCGTGCCTAGAGAGTGAGGACATTACACTTTCCGGGAAGCTGAGGGCGCAGGAAAAGAGTTTGGTGGGTTTTGTGCCGACAGTGATTGAAAATACTGTGTTGTACGAACAATCGGAGATCATATCGACAAATAGAGCATGGAGCGTACCCGATGGAGTTACAACTGTCAGAGCCGTCTTAATTGGCGGCGGATCAGGTGGCGGCGTTGGCGAGGCGGGAAACAACGGAACCGCCGGGAAATCGTCTACGGCAGCGCCTTATGGTGGAAAAGGTGTCGGAGAACAAGGAATAGGGGGAAATGGCGGAGCGGCTGGCGCTCCGGGGCCTGGTGGATATATACATATAGTTGATGTGGAAATAGAAACGAACAATAGAGAGATAACCATCACTATTGGAGCTGGCGGAGCGGGAGAAACCTCATCCTCTGCGGCTGCTGAGGGCGGAGAAACAAAGCTATCATACGGATCAAAAGTTTTTTCAAGTAAGTCAGGGAATCGAATGGATTCTGGATTTCCGGATGTAATTAGCGGAATTACCTACGGAAAAACAGGTAGTGCAGGGATTCCGGGGGCATCCGGAGGAGACGGAAGCTACCTCACTCTTGGCGCAGGAATAACCCCGGCAGAGCGAGGTGAGGATATCGAAGAACCTGGATATGAAGCCACAGGAGGAAATAGAGGGACTCTTGAAAACGGATTTGGGCCACAGGTAACAATAGGAAGCTATACATTTTATTCATATCAGTATGTCAAATATGCTGGTGGTGGCGGTGGCGCAGCCGCCAGCGCAAACGGAAATGCCGCAAGTAGGTCTACAGGCGGAAAGGGCGCGGATGCGGGAAAGCCATCGACAGCAGATATATTCGGAACAGGAGGGACCGGAGGTAATGGCGGCGGCGGTGGCGGCGGTGGCGGTGGAACTCAAGTGACCACAAATGAGCGCTACAACGGATCAGGAAATTGTCCCGCTACCACGGGGGGCGCAGGAGGCTCTGGCTCTTCTGGCGGAGACGGCGCTCCTGGTTGTGTCATCTTGTACTACGGAATCCCCGAAACTGTAAAGGGAGGCCAGCTAAAAGACCGGACGGGAAAAATGGCATTAGACCGCTACGGACGAAGGATTATCATGTGAGGTGACAAAAATGACACTGGAAGAGCGAATTTCGGCCCTTGAAGAACAGGTCGCAGCGCTGATGGAAACGCCATCCAGCTACGCAACTAGCAAATACAGCGTAGAGGAAATGGATGCGCTACTGGATAAGGTGGACGCTATGTAAAGGAGCTTGCGGAATGTTTGTAGTGAACGCAGAAAAAAATAAATTGACAGTCTGCGGCCGCGAGGCCATTACTGGCGGGTCGGTAAATACCTATGTCGTCCGCTTCGTGTTTGATTCTGCATGGGACGGGATGGACCGTATTTCCGTATTTCGGACAGAGCAAGAATCGATATCTACCGCATTGGACAAAAACGGAGAATGCTTAATTCCATGGGAATGCGTCCAGAACAGTCACGAAGGAGAAGATTTATACTGTGGCGTTTACGGGATGATCGGGAATGACGTTGTGCTACCGACCGTTTGGGCGTGCCTTGGACAGATCTTACCGGGGGCTAAACTGGGCGAAAACGCAGTCCCATCAACGCCGAGTGTAGCGGAACAAATACTTGCGCAAACAACTGCCGAAAGGGAAAAAGCAGAAAAGGCGGCAGAACGAGCAGAAAAGGCCGCCATCCATCAACCCATCATCCAAAACGGGACCTGGTGGACGTGGGACCTTGAGGCGGGGGAATACAAGGACACCGGAACAGAAGCCAGTGGAGGCGGATCTGGTGGATTCCCATACAAGATTGGGCACGGGTTAAAGGTAGAAGGCGGCAATACACTTGCTGTAAATGCTGTATCCGACTTTAGCGGAGACAATACGCTTCCCATCACTGCAGCAGCGGTGCAGGAAACAGTGGGAAATATTGAAATTATTTTAGGCACCATCTGAAAGGCGGAATAAAAAATGAGCATAGCAACCGAGATTAGCCGAATCCAAACTGCTAGAAATACAATTAGGTCAAAGGCTGTAGAATTGGGAATCGGAACGGGTACAGACCAGTTAGACGTATTAGCAACAAAAATTGGAGCGATTGAAAATCGCGGGGCCGTATCTGCAACGGTTCAGGAAGGAGATACATATACAATCCCCAAAGGATACCATAATGGGTCAGGAACAGTTTCCGGGATTGCTGGAGGCGGAAATTATAATCTTCAGAGCAAGCAGGTAACCCCAACAAAATTACAGCAAAATATTACTCCGGATAGCGGATATTACGGGCTTTCTGATGTGACTGTTTCCCCCATTCCAGAGAATTATCAAGATGTTTCATCTGTGACCGCTACTGCTGCGGACGTTTTAACAGGGAAAATTTTGGTTACATCAGATGGCAAGGTCGCAACGGGTACGATGCCAAACAACGGGGCAGCAAATGAGACGCTAACCGCCGAGAAGCTGTCGTATGCCATTCCAAAAGGCTATCACAGCGGAACAGGAAAGGTGCAAATTGTCCCAGAAACTAAGAGCGTTACGCCAGGGAAATCCGCCCAAACTGTAGAGCCTACAGACGGAAAAATACTCACATCTGTTGAGGTTGAGGCGATCCCGGAGAATTATGTGGACACTGCAGATGGAACGGCAGCCGCTGGGGATATCCTCAATGGCAAGATGGCGTATGTGAAGGGTATAAAGATCACTGGATCTATGGCGAATAACGGAGCAATCTCCGGTGAAATAGACGGATTGACCACTACATCCTTTTCCGTCCCAACCGGATACACTACCGGAGGCTCGGTAAACCTTACGGGCGATATCGAGGAAGCTTTAGCCGCTATCTAATGGGGGGCGTGGCATGAGTATTCAGGGAGAAATTGATAGACTTTCCGCTGCTAAAGCTAGTATAGCGGCATCCTTACAGTCTATGGGCGTGACCCCTCCAGAGGGAACCACACTAGAGCAATATGCCGCACAGTTGGCCGCTATCGCATCCAGCGCCCCTTGGCTGCCCCTGTCCGGCGGGACGATGACGGGACATGTGGATTTTGCAAACGGGAAAGGTGCTGCGTTTTTCCCAAATGGGAGTTCCAATGTTAATGAAGCTGTCCTTCTCGTGGCATACAAGCCGGAGAATGGCATAGCTTGTTTGGGCATTGAGGGAAAGTATGGCCTTGCGCAAGCACGTGTTAAATCTGTGGCCGATCCTATTGATGATTTCGACGCCGCCAACAAAGCCTACGTAGACTCCAAAGGTCCCAAAACCGCCACGGTGACCCTGACCACAGCGGGGTGGCGCGAAGGAGAGCAAACGGTCACGGTGAACGGCATCCTGGCTGACAGCTCGGCCCAAATTGTTGACGTGTGCCCGGCAAACAAGCCTTCCGCTGACAGATGGGCGGCGGCTGGCGTGTGGTGTACTTCTCAGGCGGCCAACAGCCTGACCTTTTCCTGTGACTCTGTGCCTACGGAGGATATCAACGTAAATATTCGGATGCAGGGGGTGTCAGCATGATTTTCCATGACTGGTCGCTATGGCCAAAGGCTGGCGGAAAGATAACATTGACACTGACTGGAACAGGAGAACCGTATGAGAATTTTTTTGGGTGTTCTATTGTGATAAACGGTGTGGAATATTACACTGCCCAAACGCTTGAGGTGGATGCCGGAACAGAAGTTCTTTGTCATTGCTCTGGTATGCGTGGTGGAGAAATCTACTTGAATGGGGATATGCTTTCAGCGGGGACTGATGCCACATACACCGCAAATAAAAACGCAACGATAGAATTCGACACATCTGGAGCATCGTATTATCTTCGCATCACTGAAATTTAACGGGCAATAAAAACCCCGCCCCTATTCGGGCAGGGAGAAGGGAGACAGCAACATGAACAAAAACCATAAATTTCCAATGGGGGGGGGGCGCTTGATTTAGCGCTCCAGCACCTTGCACAAAGCGGGGTGCGGACATGATTTTACAGCCGGTATTGAGTGGGGGAGGAACAAAGCTGCCAACCCTGACGAATCCCGGTTCTGCATCGGATTTGTTATCCGGTAAACAGTTGATTGCGCAGGACGGCAGTTTGGTCACGGGGACATATGATCCGCCAACGGAGAGGCAAATCCCTTGCACCAACATAGAGTGGGTGGTTTCCGGTGAGAATTTGTACCTATCCTGTGTTACCACGGACCCCGCTGTAACCGCCCTTGACCTCAAAACGATACTGAGAAAAGTTTCGGGCTTTAGTTTTGCTCTGGCGAGCCCTCAAAGCAACGGCAGCATTTTTACAGTTTCATCGGCCTGTGGAGGAACGGATTCCATAACCTTTGGCTCCAACGAACAGCTTTCTTTGAATCAATGGATCAACAAATTTGAAACCCCCGCATCCGCTACAGTTGTTGGCTATCTGAGTAACGGCGCATATGGTATCACGGGCTATGGGGTGATTAGCGGCCTAGCTGTCAAGGCTGTTTATTGTATGGACAGCCTTGTGGTTAGTGGGGGAGTAAACATACAATGCCTCATTACCCCGCCGAACCCATCCGTGACCTTCCAGCCAACTGGGGCGGCCAATGGTGTCCTCTGGATGCACATATAAAAACCCGCCCCTCTCAGGGCGGGAAATTGACAACAAAGCGGCGCTTATGCTAAGATAGGACAGGCGCTGTTACATATAGGCGGTTAGCCACTCCCTTGCGAAAGGGGGTGATGCTGGTGGGACGGAAGCTGATACGCTTCCTTGTGTGCTTCATCATCGTGCTTGCACTGATGATCTACATAGCCCCAAAAGCGTGTTAGCCGCCCGGATTGCCCCCGAGCGGCTAACTTAGGTTAAGCTGTTAGGATAGGGCTAACCGTCGTAACAGCGCCCTTTCTATCTTCATTATAGCGATTTGAGCCGCTTTGTCAAGTAAGACAGGGCGGCTTTTTTGTCGCCCGGAAAGGAGCAAAAATGACCGCAGAACAAATCGTATCCCTGATCGTGGCGGTGCTGTCCGGTCTAGCCGCCTGCATCCCCCTGGTCGTAAAGCTTGTCCAGTACGTCCAGAAGGCCGCTCAGGAAAAGAACTGGGGCAACCTGTTGGGCTTGCTCATCGAACTGATGGAGCAGGCTGAAACCATGTTTGACGAGGGGGCTACCCGCAAGGAATGGGTCATGGCAATGGCGCAGACCAGCGCTGAGTATATCGCCTACCCGCTGGACACCGCCGCTTTGAGCAACCTCATTGACGAGCTGGTGGCTATGACGAAGAACATCAACGCACCGGAGGTGGCAACGAATGAACCTGCACCAACTCTATCTGACGGAGAATGATTGCTACAAGCGGGGAAAGTACATCACGCCCAAGGGGATCATGGTCCACAGTACCGGCTCAAACAACCCGAACCTAAAACGCTATGTCGGCCCGGACGACGGCCTTTTGGGCGTGAACCAGAATAACAACGATTGGAACCGCCCCGGCGTGGGGGCCTGTGTTCACGCCTTTATCGGGCTGCTGGCAGACGGCACGATTGCCACCTATCAGACCCTTCCCTGGAATATGCGGGGCTGGCACTGCGGGGACGATGCAAACAGCACCCACGTCTCCTTTGAAATCTGCGAGGACGACTTGACAGACCCGGAGTATTTCGCCGCCGTCTACCGGGAGGCGGTGGAGCTGACGGCCTATCTTTGTGAGATGTACGGGCTGGACCCCATGGAGGACGGTGTGGTGATCTGCCACGCGGAGGGGGCCAGGTTAGGCATTGCCAGCAATCACGGGGACGTGGAACACTGGTTTCCCCGGTTTGGAAAGAGCATGGATGATTTCCGGAATGATGTCAAGGAGGAACTTGAAATGGACAGCTATGAGAAATTCAAGGAGAACATGGAGCGCTACCGTCAGGAGCTGCGGGAACAGCCAGGCTCCGACTGGTCCCAGCAGGCCAGAGACTGGGCGTTGGCCAACGGCGTATTCCAGGGCGACCAGAACGGCAACGCCATGTGGAAGGACTTCTTGACCCGTGAGCAGTTGGCCCAGGTCATGGAGCGGCAGCATGGGTAAGCGGTCGTTCTCCAAGCGGCTGGTGGCGGACATCCGCCTGCTTTTGTGGGTGGTCACGCTGGGCGGGCTGGCCCTGGCCGCCTACTGCATCTACCGGGGCTATACTGGGTCCCTGCCGTGGCTGTCGGCTATGGTAGGCCTGCCCTGGACCGCTCATGGGGTGGTTTGCTCGTTTTACCTCAACATGGCTAAGAGCGACCACAAGGAGGGCGGCATTACCTATGAGGCCGCAAAAGCAAAGGGGTTTCAGCCCGACACTTATATCGCTTCACCACCCATTTAGCTAGAAGGGAGGGCTACCGTTGCCCGATAAATGTATTGTAGACCCTGAAAGAGATTGCATTGGCAAGGCCGCCGCCGCAAAGCTGGAGGGGCGCATCAAGGCGCTGGAAGAGTGGAAAGAGGACTCAAAGAGGTTCCATACTGATTTTTACGCATGGCAAAACAAGCAGTCAGAACGGGACGGAAAGCTGGACGAGCAGTTGAGCAACATGGACAAGAACATTGAAAAACTCCTTGCCCAGCAGGAAGCGTGTGCGTTGAAGCCTGGAAAGCGCTGGGAAGCTATCGTAGACAAGGCGATTTGGGCGGTGCTGGCGGCGGTAATCGCTTTTGTGTTAGCGAAAATTGGACTAAGTTGAAGGACGTGACCATATGAGCGCAAGAGCAAAGCTGCCACCAGAGTTAGCCGACCTCTTGCGCTCTGAGCTTGAAACCGCCATCCGAGAAGCCGCTTTTCACCGGGACGATGAATTGATCGCACGGCGATATATCGTTGAGAAGTGGGCGCAGATAGATATTGCCGCCGAACTGGGCTGGCGTAGATCCACTGTTGGAGATCACTTGAAATATATCTTAAAGCGAGTGATAGAGGTCTCTGAGCAGCTGCACACAAAACGTACATAAAGCGTACAAAACCCCGACTGGGACCGCACCCAGCCGGGGAATTTTTTTGCGAAAATATAGACATGGAGGACGTGGGGAACAAGGGCTGTACACGTCGCAGTCCTCCCCACGGACCTCCTTTTTTGTTGGAAAGGGCGTGTTTTGATATGACCTACTTAGAGAGACTGACCGCCACCGGGATGAACCCGGAGTGCGCAATGGATGCCGTCGCCTGGTACACATTCCAGGGCGATGACGAGGGCTTGGAGAAGTATGTGAGAGACGTAGAGGAACATAACCGCCATGTGGACGCATTACAACCCGAATCCCGCTGGGCGTAATGTCGGGGACTGCACCGTCCGGGCGCTGTCTAAGGCTCTGGACCAGGACTGGTACACCACTTACCTGGGCCTCTGCGTAGAGGGCGGGCTGATGGGAGACATGCCATCAGCAAACGCCACATGGGGGGCATATCTGCGGCGGCATGGCTATCGCCGGGAGCTGGCCCCGGAGGACGTGACCGTGGCGGAGTTTGCGGACAGCCACCCGCATGGGACCTATATCCTTGCCCTGTCTGGTCATGTGGTGTGTATCCGGGACTGTGTGCTTTATGACTCCTGGGACAGCGGGAACGAGATCGTACTCTATTTTTGGGAAAGGACTGACTAACTATGGCATACGGATATCAGCCTTATTATACACCATACCAACCTTATCAGCCGCCTATGCCTGACCAGCTGGCACAGCTTCGGGCGGGGCAGTACCAACCGTTGCAAAATATGCAACAACCACCCCAGCAGCAGAACAACACCCAGATTGTGTGGGTTCCCGGCGGGCAGGCGGCATTCGAGTACCCGGTGGCCCCAAACAGTGCCGTTGCCCTGTGGGACAGCACCGCACCTGTTATCTACCTCAAACAAGCTGACGCATCCGGCAAGCCCACCACCAAGATATACGACCTAGTGGAGAGGACGGCCACAGCGGCCCCTGTAAGCCCCACACAGGCCCCGCAGCCCCCTGCGGTAGAGTATGCCACCCGTGAGCAGTTAGACGCTCTAGCGGCCCGTGTGGACGCTCTGAGCGCACCTAAGACCACCAGAACCAAAAAGGAGGCTGGAGCAGATGAGTAATCCGTTTTTCAACGCAATGGGCGGTGGCAATCTCCCTGGCCCTATGGGGAACATGATGGGCATGATCCAGCAATTCAACGAGTTTCAAAAAACCTTCCAGGGTGACCCAAAGGCAAAGGTGCAGGAGCTTCTGAACTCCGGCCAGATGTCACAGGCGCAATTCAACGAATTGCAGGGCATGGCAAGGGCATTTCAGCAGATGCTCGGGAAATAAGGCTTTAATCGTGGCCACGATTTAGCAATATATCAACATTCAGAAAGGAGCAATACTATGTCTCTCGGAACTGATACCCCCTTCACGATGCCTGTTGTACCCGCCTCTTCCACGAGCGGCAACGGTAACGGAAACGGCTGGGGCAATGATGGCAGCTGGTGGATCATTATCTTGTTCCTCTTCATCTTTGCCGGTGGTTGGAATCGCGGCGGTTGGGGTGGCAACGGAAATGGTGGCTCTACGCCCTCCGGCTCTGGTGCCATCGACAACTACGTCCTCGCCTCCGACTTTGCGCAGGTGGAGCGGAAGCTGGACACCGTGCAGCAGGGCCTGTGTGATGGGTTCTATGCCACCGCCCAGCAGATCAACGGCGTAAACACCGCCATCCTGACCAATGGCAATGCAACCCAGATGGCGATCATGCAGGGCAACAACGCCGTCCAGGCACAGCTTGCCGACTGTTGCTGCCAGACCCAGCGGCAGGTGGAGCGCGGTTTTGCCGACACCAACTACAACCTCGCCACCCAGTCCTGCGACACCCGGAACACCATCAACATGAGCACCCGCGACCTGCTGGAAAACGCCAACGCCAACACGCGGGCGATTCTCGACAAGCTGACTTCCCAGGAGATGGCTGCGAAGGATGCCCAAATCCAGGCCCAGAGCCAGCAGATTTTCGGCTTGCAGCTTGCCGCAAGCCAGCAGGCGCAGAACAATTACCTTGTGAACACCCTGCGGCCTTGCCCCACCCCGGCCTATCTGACCTGCAACCCTTGGGCCAGCCAGGCGGCTTATGGTTCCTGCGGGAGCTACGGCAATTGTGGCTGCGGCTGCTAAACTGCGCTAACTGTTTACATCTTCCGGCTTTGCCGTGATTACTTCGGGGCGGCAGGCTAATCGTCTGTCGCCTCTGACTTTTTGGAGGTATTTATATGTCCTGCAAACCTGTTTGCCGCCTGTGTGACAATCTGGTATTGAGCCAGGCGGTCACATTTACTGGCGGAAATTTGGAAATCAATCTACCCGCCGGAGCATACAACAACGGGGAGAAATACTGCATTGTTGTGGCGCAGGCTATCCCCGACACGACCACGATCAATGCACCTGTGTACGTCACCATTGGAACGGGCACGACCCTTTACCCGCTCACGAAGCGCAACTGCGCCCAGGTCACCGCTTGCGGAATCCGTACCCGCACCCGTTACTCCGTTTGTGTGGTGACCACGCCCACCGGCGGTTCGTTCCGAATGCTTGGCCAGCCGTGCTGCTCTCCCAGCAACAATCTTGCCAGCATTGACGGGACGACTCCCGGGACCACCACACCCACCACATAAACGGAAGGAGAATCAACATGGAATATATGCACGAACTGAAAGAAAAGCTCTGCATGGAGCTGGACGAGATTGCCAAGAAGCCGGAGATGTCCGCCGGAGACCTTGAAGCTGCCCACAAGTTGACCGACACCATCAAGAATATTGATAAAATCGAGATGCTGGAAGAGGACGACGGATACAGCCGGGACGGCGACTGGGAAGCCGATATGCGTGGCACCTACAACCGTGGCAGCAGCTATCGGGGCCGTAAGCGTGACAGCATGGGGCGGTATAGCCGGACTGGGCGGATGTATCCTGACCGGGTGTATTCCCGTGACAGCGCTAAGGACCGCATGATGGAACATCTTGAGGATATGATGCGGGAAGCAGGCAGCGAAAAGGAGCGAGAGGCCATTCGCCGCTGCATGAATCAGCTGGAAAGCGCTTGATGGGGGTGTCCTTTAGTGGGGACACTTGAAAAGGCCCTTCCCGGGCGACAAAACGCCAAAGATTGGCTCACGCTAAAAATTGTAGAATGTCTTTCGCAGCCGATGGATGAAAGCACGGCCACAAAGCTCAACGCATACAATTCAGCATACAACGCTGTGTGCCAGTGGAGCGAAGAACCAACGCCAGTAAAAAACGATATATCTGACAAATCGTTTACATTGAAAGTGGCAGAGGAATGGGCCTCTAAGTTGCAAAACGAGGATGGCTCATCCGGCCCCCACTGGACGATAGAGCAGACAAAGAGGATAATGGCACAGCGAAACCTCTCCATTGATCCAGCGGAATTTTGGATGGCAATCAATTTGATTTATAGTGATTTTTCTCCGGTTGCAAAGAAGCACGGCGTGGGCGGAAATTTGGATTTTTATGTTGATATGGCAAAAGCGTTTTTGGAGGACAAGGATGCTGGGCCTAACAAGATCGCGCGTTATTATGAATGCGTAGTGAAATAGCTGCTGGCATTTAGTGAAAAGCTGCCCCTCGGGGCGGCTTTTCATATGTAATTTCATCTGTAATTTTGACGTTTGCAATGTATTGAAAAGTTATCGTATGTACTTTTTTGATACTTCGAAAAATCTGTCAATCCGTTACAGCCCTAAGAAAAAAACCGCAACCCCTTGAAAACAAAGAGTTGCGGTTTTGGTGGAGCCGAGGGGAGTCGAACCCCAAGATAAAATAGACATACTCACTGGCGCTCTAAGACTCGTCATTTTTCGTATGTAATTTTGTATGTAATTTATCATAAAAAAAGCTGTCTATGTAATTTGCGTACTCGTCCTCTTTTTCTCGAAGTGTATGCTGATAAACGGTCTTTAACATATTATCCGTGGCGTGGCCCATTCTGCGCATGGAGTATTTGTCGGGGACCCCTAGCATAAGAGAAACAGATGCCGATGCGTGTCGCAGATCATGAAAACGAAAATGTGGCAAGCCCCATTTAGCACAGAGGCGGGAAAACGCTTTGCACATTGCTTGGCCTGTCATCTGTACAATATGATCGTTGATACGAGGTTGGCGGTCAATTAGGTCTAGTATATACTGAGGGGCTTTGATATACCTGTCTCCGGATACGGTCTTGGTGGTTTTGAGGGTTTCCTTTCCATCTGCGTCAAGAACCACTGCTTGCTTTATATGGATGTACTTTCCTTCAATACAATCCCAAGTTAAACCCCGTATCTCAGAGGCGCGCAACCCCATCCACATTGCCAGCATAACCGGAAGTTCCATCCTAGTGCCAATACAGTTTTGCAGAATGGCGGCCATTTCGTCCTCAGTCGGAATGTTGATTTCCGGACGTTTCTTCTGCGGAAGAGCGGTCCTCAGTTTTAATCCTGGGTGATATTCTTCTAATACCGCACTCAAAAGACCGTGCGCATTTCGAACAGTCTTTGGGGAATGGTCCTTGCACATAGAATTGATGGATCGCTGAATCCTTTCTTGCGTGAGCGTTCTCAGACTGATCCCCATAAGATCCTGCATAAGATTTTTTCGGATGCGCTTATACCCGGCGATAGTGGAGGGAGACAGCACCGGAGTTTTCAGCTCGATGTATTTATCCATTGCCCTTCCGACGGTAATACGTTCTGGATCTGCCTCCTGCTTCAGTCCTGCTTTCAATTCTGCGGCTGCGGCTACGCATTCCTTCTCTGTAGACCTGGTAACGGATACACGCCTACCATCCACCATGATGTTGACGTTCCAGCTCCCGGACGGAAGCTTCTTCGGTTTTGGTAGTTTCATTGTCGCTCACCTCAACTACTCTATACGTTCGACAAACAGGGCTTTTAAAATAAAAGCCCAAAAACTAAAATGTCCACAAAATAATCTGTCATATTTTGGGGATAACTCCAAGTTGAAAAACGCAAAAGATGGTATATAATGGTATTTATATTAATTGAAGGAAATAATTTGTAGTAAGGAGGGCGCTCTATGTCGCCGACAAAAAGTAAAGAAAAGCAGGTTTCCAACTTGTGCCGAGCATCCTCTGATCGAGACGATTTATTAAAAGAAGTAAAAGTGATTATACACAATATGACAGATGAACAAAAAAG